CTACATCCTCGTAAAAATGTCATTGCCGTCCAGATAGGTATAAGACTTTTCCTGCTCCACGAAACCGTTGAGGGAGATGAAGCCTAGCTGCCTGATACCGGGGTCGTTGACTCCTTCCATCCGCTGAGCCTCGCCATGAATCTCATCGAGGGTCATCGGCTGAGCAGAGTATTTCGGCAGATAAACCGCATAGCCGTCTGCGAGTTCCACGGCGATAGGAAACGCTTTGCTATCGCAGCGAACGGCGGTATCGGGATAGTAGCTACCGATGCTCCGGACGCCGTTCATCTGTCCAGAACGGACTTGCAGGCTGAAATATTCCCGGCAGATATCCTCGAAGCAACGGGCGATAAAGTCAGTCAGAGCGGGTGCTATATACTCGTCATAGAAAGTTTCTGCATCCAATACCTGAAATGCACTGGCGTTTTTATAGACATAGGTATAGTAGAACCGCAGCAGATTATCGCTGAGTTCGTAGGTTGCCTTCTTGTTATCGTTTGGCTTGTTGATAGGAATGTTGCGAGATAGGATTTCGAGGTCTGTCAGGGTCTTTATTTGCTTGGCGAGGTTTCCGGTTTTCTTGACGCCCAACGTATCTTCGATTTCCGTATATCGCTTCCTGTCGTTCCCAAGAGCAGAAAAGATGCGCTCGGCATTGACATTCAAGGAACTGTCCGAGAAGACAAGATGGCTGGCATACAGGTACACGGGACTCATCGGATTGAGAATCGTGCCGATGATGTTCTCTCGCAGAGTTGCAGCAGGATTCAGCGCCTGATTGATGAAGGGCGAGCCGCCGAAAACGGCATAGTGAGCCACCTTGTCATAGGCACTCTTGTCGGGATAGAACTTAGAGGTATCCAGATAGTTCAGTTCATCGAGTTTGAGGGAAGCAGCAAAGCGTCCATACAGAGGATTCCTCTCCTGCAGGAGGTCCTTCATCATCCCGATATGCGAGCCAGCGAGAATGAGTTCAATGTTTGAGAGGCGGTTGTCGATGATGCATTGAAAAACAGAATCGACCACGCCGGAATCGTTCATAGCGTAAAGATGGGTGTACTCGTCCACAACGACCACCATCTTCTGAGGCATGGTGTTAAGGTAAGCAAATACATCCTGGAGGGTGTTAAAGGCAAGAGGTACAGGCAAAACCTTGACGCGAACCAGTTCCCGTACAAGGCCGTCGATATTTTCTTGCATGGTCCCTTTCAGGCACTCGAAGTATACAGTCTGATAGGGGCATTGTTCGAGAGCCTTCAAAATGAGTGTGGTCTTACCGACCCGCCTCTTGCCATATATAATCAAAGCCTTGCCGATATGTTCCTCCCGCAAGAGCGCAAGTTCTTCCTCTCGACCTACAAACATCTATTGCACCTCTTTGTCATACTGAAATTAAATTCAGTGAAATGTTGTTCAGGAACATTATATCATTAGTACGACAAAAAGGCAAGAATTGGCGAGAAAAGAAGAAGGACCACCGCACCGCAAGCGATGGCCCTATTTTTTATTGGCAGCATACGCCGCATAGCAAGAATTACATTTCCAGCAGTATGATAGCAGCGACTACTGCTACCGCGACGATAAACAGCAGTGTTCCGCAGCCGGAGCTACCGCCGCCACTATTGCGATTTCCACCTCCGCCACCGGAACCGCCAAAGTTGCGGTCAAACGATTGTTTGTAATGCGCATAGCCGGTGCTGCCGCTTCCAAAATAGCCGTAATCGTTCGCCATAGTACACTACCTCATTCGCTATATTTGGCCTTGTTTCCCGCAAGAATATCTTCACAAATACTCTTATGCTCCGGCAACATCTCCAAAAACGGAGCCCACCTCTGCTGTACTTCTTTTCGGCCTTCATCATCCATACTGGAAACATCGTCGCAATCCTCGCATTCTAGTACGACATCGGTCACAACTTCGCTGAACAGGCGGAAAGCTAAATCGTGCGCTGTGCGGAAACTGCAATAATCCTCGCCTCGCTGTTTATCGGGATTTATCGTCATGAGGACATACCCGGCTTTCTCGGACCAAACAAGGTCTAAGCTGGGATGCCGGTGGATGTACCCGGAGAAAGCATCGGCAACACGGTCCATTTCGGCGCTTTTCAGAATGTAGTTAGGCATCATGATGACTGCCCTCCAAAATTGATATTTTTTGTATCTCGCTGGCACCAAGAACCGGTATATACCGTCCCGGCTCGATGACGGCGAGATATGCGTCCTCGGCACCGTTTTCCGGGTGAAACTCATCCACCACGCCTCGATGCGTGCTGTTATCGGGGCTTTGGGTCCACTGTATACGAGTGCCGCATACACAGCGGCTCATGGTTGCGATGATTTCGGTATTGGTCATATCTGTATTAGAATCCTTTCAATCTGCGTACAGGGGTAGGTGTCTGCTAAGTCTTGCGATGAGGGTTTGAGCAGATACCTTTTTCGCGCCAATCTCGATGCGCTCAATGCTGTTGGGCTTTGCGGTCTCAAACTTCTCAGCCAAATTATCCTCGTACAGGCGCAGAGCCTCGCAGATGGTTTCGACATCGAACTGTTTTGTGGGGCCGAGGTCATAGTAGCTGTTGCGTCCGGTAGGAATTTGAGGGATGTTCATGGCAGGCGCTCCTTTCGAGAGAGTGGTATATCCTTGTTTCCCGTTCTGACATTCGTACTTGTGGCTAAGGCAGCGGCAGTCTTGCACGGAACACCTTGCGGCAGACGGTGAAAACGGCGATAATAGGTAAAATAGTGATTTTTGGACAGGCTTGGAGGCGTTTTGCTTTCTAGCCTGTCTTTATTATACTACTTTGTCTGTCCCATAATTTGGACTTTCAGCAAAAAATCGGGAATTTTCTGAAGGTTTTTGCAAACACTGTCTTATTTGCCAATCTCGACTCTGCTTCTGCATCTTAACTCAAACAAAGTTAGGATACAAAAAATAAGTTAAGAAGCCGGATAATGCATTTTCCGGGAAATCAGGCGACATACAATGAACACTGCTATGTCTACCTCAGGCGCTGTCAATACGCGAAGTTACCAAACATTGCATCTTGGCTTTGTGCAAGCTGAAAAAATAGCTATTTCGAGTAAAGACAGATTGCATTTTGTCGCAGAAGAATATACAATATTTTTATATATACAATGCGATAAAGTCGGCTGAATTTAGCAAGGAAAGAAAGTGGCTTGCCATGATAAACAAAGAGGAATTCGCCAAAACAAAAGACGAGATGCAGCCGGACGGAGAATATCAGATGTCCGGGAACAAGATAACCGTCCGAACACTGGACCTGTATCAGTCATTTGCTGAAATCAGGAAAGAATTGGACGGTATTGTAGCGGAGCATTTCTAAAAGGAAATCGAAGGGAACACAATGAAGAAACTGACAAGCCTTATGATGGCAGCGGCATTGGCTGTATCTATCACAGCCTGCGGCGCTACGGCTAACACGAACGCAACGGCATCTTCTGCCACCGACAAGAGCACAGCGACTGCCGAAGCAGGCAACGAGACCGTAACCATAACTTATCCAGAGTACATGATTCCGGGCGTGATGAGCGATGGCACAGATGAAGAGAGGATGAAAGCGGCAAAGGAATTCTGCAAGGTCCTGCTCGACAAGGAGGGCGTTTTGGAAGCAAAACCCAGCGCCGACGGGTCTGTCATTGCGACGATGACGAGAGAGGCGCACAAAAAGTCGCTCGACGACCTCAAAGCATCCATCGACGAGACATTTGACGATTACTTCGACGATGGCGATGAATCGGATTTCAGCGACTATACCTACAATGATGACATGACGGTCTTTACCGTGAACATGGATGCCGACGACTATGAATCGCCCTATACGACGGAGGCGATGCTGTTCGGCATCAGCGCAGAAGGGTATCAGGCCCTGAATGGCGTTGAGACGCCGAGAGTCACCATCAATTATCTTGATGAGAAAACCGGAGATGTTTTGGGGACATTGACATATCCTGACGACTACGATAAAATTCTCGGTGATGCAGAGGATACGCTGCGCGAAATGGGCGAAATCGACTGAGCCCAAAAAATGCACCTACAATGATTGAGGCAGGAGGTACAGGAAATGTCTGAACAGGATTACAAAGCATTTGAACTTAAAGTGAAGCCGGACGAATACGGTAACCTCAACAAGCCTCTGCCCGATACGGTTCCGAAACCCAATGTCGGATGCGGTATTCGTAATGACGAGTGCTTCGGCCTGATTTTTGCCTGGATTGTGGCACCGGAAGAAGCAATGGACTACGATTCCGTTGAGGACACCGTCAAAGATGTGCGTTTGTCCCTGATGGAGAATATGGGCCTTTTGGAATGCAAGAACGGGTTGACCGCGAAGGGGCACAAGTACATTTACGCCATCCGGAAAATTCAGGAGACGGTGCAGGGCCTGCCGAAACCGGAGGTATCGTATCTCTTGAACCTGAATGTGAATGTCGGCGAGGATGACTACTTCGTCAACGGCAGCTTTACCGAAGAAGGCATGACCGGGGCGCGGGATAGCTTCGGATTTGCAATGTTCCAGAACGCAATAAAAGAGAAATACCCCGAAAAGCATTTCACTACAAAGGAAATCATGAAGATGTTCTTTGAAGACCCCTATGATTCCGAATACAGGGAAGGCTTTCTCATGAACTTCTCGGAACGCGATATTTTCGATGAGAAATTCCCCGACCACCCGCTGAGCATTGCCAGAAAGTATGTGAAGTGGGTACTCGAAAACAACTGACGCATCAGAGGTGCCAAAGTGACATTTTATATTGAACCCATCAATCTTCGCCAATGGAACCTGTTCGAAAAGGTCAAAGGACCCGGGCATGTGGAGCCGTTCCTTGCTACCCGTGACATGCAGATTGGAGACATCGTGATGCTGCACGTGGGCAAGCAGGACCCGGCGCATGAGAGCGGCGTTTATGCCTATGGCACTGTTATCTACGGGCCCTATATCCTGACAGATAGCCCCGACGACTACTGCAACAATAAGCGGACCGTGGATATCCGCATCGACCGTATCGAGTATGAGAAACCCATACTGACGCATGAGCAATGCATGAGGTATACGGGTCAGTATCGTACCGTACACAGCATTGCGGATTCCTTTAACGGTAACCTGAAAATGGCACTTGGCATCAACTGAGATTTCATTTTGGAAATTTTCAGCAAGAAAGTAACGATAGTTTCCCGTTTCGGCAAAAGCACTACAAGACACAAAAAAGAGCGCTCACAAAAAAAGTGGGCGCTTTTCTTGTCGGCATATAATCAATGGCTTGTGCCAAGGACTAAGAGTTAGCCATATGTACTGGGTACTATGCACAGTTTCGGGATGTACTGATTATGCAAACGGTAGAACATAATTGGGAAGTTGTAAATTCTTCTGAAATTGACTCCAACAAATACAAAATGTGATATAATATACTTACAGAACTATCCCTCGAAGTTCAAGGAGGTTTACAATGAAAAGGAGAGTTAGTACAGCGAAAAGAATCGTTGCTGTAGCACTGGCTGCTACGGTTGCGGTTTCTTTGACCGGCTGCAAGAAAAAGAAAAACACCAACGATACAACGAGTTCGGATGTGACCACGAGCCAAAGTCAGGCTGTGGAACCGGAAACCCCGGAGGTAACTGCCACACCTGCACCGACCGCTACGCCTGCACCGACCGCTACGCCCGCTGAGAACACTGATAAGAAGGATAACGCCACCAGCGAGCCGACTAAAACGAATAAGCCGAGTTCCGGCACTTCGACTTCCGGCGGAACTACCAAACCGGCCGCGACAAAAACACCGGCACCTGCTCCGGCAGCTACTCCGGCTCCTACCGCAAAGCCTCAGGTAAAATACACCTTCACGGTTCGCCGTCATGAGGCGACCTGCACCACGCAAGGCTACGATGAGCATATCTGCCATGAGTGGGGCGGCATGAACTACAATGACCGCTTTGTTCCGGCAAAGGGACACAGCTGGGATGGCGGTACAGTCACGAAGGCTGCTACTTATACCGAGACCGGTATCAAGACCTTCAAGTGCAAGGAATGCGATGAGACGCGCACAGAGGAAATCCCGTCTCTCAACAAAACCTATCATATCAAAAACGTTGTTGCTCCGACCTGCACCGCTGAGGGCTACACCATCTATGAGTGCAACGAAGTTCCCGGTCTGACCTATAAGGGCGATTACAAGGCAAAGCTGCCGCACGCCTACGATGCTGGTAAGGTCACGAAGCCTGCTACCATCTATGAGAAGGGTATCAAGACCTTTACCTGCACCTCCTGCGGCACTACATACACGGAAGATATTCCGATGGTCGAGAAGACCTGGCATAAGGGCAATACGGTAGCGCCTACCTGCACCGAGCAGGGGTACACCGTTTACATTTGCGACCAGGATTCCGCTCTGACCGAGAAACGCGATTATACGAATGCGCTGGGCCATGCTTGGGACGCTGGTACAGTCACAACGGCAGCGACCTGCACGAAGGCTGGTGTTAAGACCTATACCTGCACCCGTAATGGCTGCACAGAGACTAAGACCGAGGAAATCGCGGCTCTAGGTCACAAGTGGGATGATGGCACTGTCACCACGCCCGCTACCTGTGAGGCTGTCGGTGTAAAGACCTACAAGTGCCAGAATACCGGCTGCACAGAGACCAAGACCGAAGAAATCGCGGCTCTGGGGCACAAGTGGGATGACGGCAATGTCACCAAGGCTCCTACCTGCACCGAGGACGGCGTCAAGACCTTCACCTGCCTGAACGATGCAACCCATACCTATACGGAAGTTGTTCCTGCGACGGGACATGCTTGGGACGATGGTGTTGTTACCAAGGAAGCAACTTACGAAGAAGATGGCGAGCGCACCTATACCTGCAAGAATGACAAGACCCATGTGCATAAAGAAGTAATTCCTGCTTTGGGCTATACCTTCACGGAAACTGTCGTTGCTCCTACCTGCACTGAGGACGGTTATACGCTGCATACCTGCAATGAGAATCCCGCAAAGACGTACAAGGATACGCCTGTTCCTGCGCTGGGCCATCAGTACAAAGAAGTCACTACTCCGGCTACCTGTGGTGCTCTTGGCAGCGTAGACAATGTTTGTGAGCGCTGCAACGATAAGCAGCATGTGAAAGACCTGCCTGTCACTGGCGAACATCAGTGGGATGAGGGCGTCATCACCAAGGAGCCTACAGCCACCGAAACTGGCATCAAGACCTACACCTGCAATGTTTGCCAAGCAATAAAGACCGAAGATATTGCTAAGGTGCATAACCACGATTACACGCGCCTTGGCGAAATCATCGAGGGACCTTATTGCGAGACTGAAGGCAAGCGTTGGATGTACTGCAGCTACGAGGGGTGCAACGAAAGAGTGTTGATGCCTGTGCCCGCTATCGGTTACCATGATTGGGACACCGAGCACACCGAATGCCTGAAAAAGGCTACCTGCACCGAGAAGGGCACCATGCTGATGCACTGCAAGCGCGATGCTTCCCATACCATGACCTACGACTACGGCGGTACAGGTCACATCTGGAACGAGGGCGTCATCACTACCCCGCCTACTTATGAAGAGTGCGGTGAAAAGACTCTGCATTGCAAGAACTGCGATGCGACCATGACCGAAAAGGTCCTGCCCACCAAGTACACCTTCACCGTTACCGTTGTCCCGCCGACTTGCACCGAGGACGGCTACACGATGCACAAGTGCAATCAGGATGACAGCCTCTCCTACAAGGACAACATTGTACACTCCACCGGTCACCATGCCGCTAAGCGTGTCATAGAGCCTACCTGCAAGGAAGGGGGTCGCACCGAAATCTACTGCACCGTCTGCGGTGATGTGAGCAGCACTTTCGATTTCACGCCCAAAAAAGACCACACTTGGGATAACGGTGTTGTGACTACTGAGCCCACGGCTGAAAAAGAAGGCGTCAAGACCTACACCTGCACGGTTTGTCAGGAAACGAAGACTGAGCCTATCCCGCGCCTGAACAGCAGCGGCAAATAAGCTGTGAGCCTTTCAAAAGGTACAAGAAACACAAAGAGGAGCGTCTGCTTTGGCGGACGCTCCTCTTGCTGTGTAGGAATACCGGATTGGTTTTTGTTTTTAGTCTGGAAAGATAGGTATTTTGTCAAGAATCGACTCGCAGATACGACCTATCTGGTTTGGCTCATAGTTTTCATCGAGCCCTTCGAACATGAGCTCGTCACCGACCTTGTCCTCGATTTCTCCCCACACAGACGAATCCCGGCTCAAATGATGCAGGTCGCCCTGCACGCCGAGTTCTTCGAGAAAGCGGATTTCCTCTCGCGTTAAGCAATTTGAATTTACCATCTCTTAATTCCTCGGTTCCTGCGTATACTCCTTAAAATGTTAGGTGCTCTAAGCAAAGCTGTGCTACAGGCAGGATTTTATGCGCTGTATCGTTGCGCAGGTATTTAGGATTAAGGTATCTGAGCCCGAACCGGACCCGGTCAAGCGCATCGGCATCTTTGAGAATCGTATACAGCAGCCAGATGCGGTCAACATTCGGCAGAGAAAGAGCCTCTAAATCTCTGCGAGCGACAGCATCATCAAGGCAATGATACTCGATGAGAAATCCAGTACCGGGATTTTCGGGTTTGCGGTCAGCAGCATAAATATCGCGGGATGCCTTGCCATGGCTATCGTCAACGTAATCGTTCGTACGGCCGATGTCGTGGTAAATGACAGCATCCATCAGCATCTGCGTTTCCTCTTCGGAAAGCATAATGCCATCCATCTCAAGGAGAAGAAGCGCGTTGAACAGCACACGCAGCGTGTGCAGGGCATCGTGCCCAGACCCATTTGCATCGAGTTTGCCATGAACTGCATACAGATGCCGAATCTCTTCGCGACCGGCCTGGTACAGGGGCATGATTTCGAGAATTTCTTCTTCGACAGATTCTAAGCCATACAGAGTATCGACTTTTACAGATTTCACGGCAGACGGCAAAATGACAACTTCAGCCTCATTTCTTTCGGGGAAGAACTCAATGATATCATCCTTCGATACCTCTGCCGATACGATAGTGCTGTCTTCAGCGCTTGGCAACCTGCAGGCAAAGAAACAAGCTGCTTTGTAGCTGACCGTCCAAGAGAAAGACTGCGTATACGGCGTTGATTTGCTGCCCTCTCCGCGATAAACGGTAACCGTATCCGGGAACTTCCGAAGCTTTTCAGCAGTTTTCTTCTTTTGCTCCTCAGATTTACCGGACAGGACTTTGCGTATATCAGCTTCGTTTAGATTTTTGAACCCATAATCGGTCAATTTGTAATAATCCATAAAGAGGTCGTACAGTTCCGTTGAGGGCTCTGCGTTCTTGATATACTGCGAGAGCACCGAAACCCTGAAACTGTCTTCGAGAGAAAAGAGATACGACCGAATCCGCTTGACATTCCCCTCGGAAATTGCTTTTGCTATCGAGAGAATCCGATTTTGAAATGCTTCATCCGATTCGTTTGCAACAGATAGGCGCTTGTCGCCGTAAATCTGAAGATTCAAGACAATCGGGATGGTAGGATTTTGAGGCTCGCAATAATAGAGCGAGGACAGGATGTTGTAGGAGGCATAAATGTTCTCGATGGGAAGAAGCGGGTATTTCTCCTGAAATTCCCCGGCAGTCATGCCGACGGTATAGCCTTTCTTCTTGAATTTGGCGAAATCCTTTTTGGTTTTCACTTCCGATAACGGTAGCAGATTATTGAGGTTTGCCCGGTTGGTATTAACGAGAATGTCTCCGATAGTCATGTGTATCTCCGCTCTGGACGAATTTATTTGCCTTAATTATACCACATTGCGGGTGCTTTTTCCATACAGGAAAGGCAAAGGGCAAACTGCAAATGAGCTGAGGAATTTGGTCCATCTCATTCCCAAAAAGTTGGAAGTACGGACACTTTTGGGAATTGAGTTACAGAAAATACGGACAAAAACTGCATCTCCTCCGAAAATTGCGTAGCTGCCGGAACTCAGGGGCGCGGGGAAGGTCAAAGCGTAGCTGCGTACAAAACGAGCCTGATTTTGAGAAAAAACTTGCAAAAAAGTGCGATTTGTGGTATAATACATTACAGAAGGCAGGAGGTATAGACTCGACGGTGTCATCGATGATGACCTTGTAAGCCGGTGCGGAGTAAACACCAAAACCTTCGACCCGTCAATGACGGTTGCGGCACTTGAATGTGCTGCGCTGCAGAGATGCAGCTTCCTTCTTTCTATCAAAGTGAGAACCCCTTGTACCGGTCATTCGGTGCGAGGGGATTTCTTTTTGCTTTTTTGCTTGCGTGTTTGTGCGAATTGCATAGAATAAGAATTGTACAAGCGGAAATGGGTCTGGCGGGTTCTCGAACCTCTTTCTCTTTCCCGCCGAACAGAAAACCTTCCTAAGTGCGATTTTTCGCATATGCCATCATGTCTGCCCGCTTGTACATCCTAACCTGCCGGTCACCGCCTTTGGCTGGCAGTTTTATAACCGTGGCTGCATATTTGTAGTCACGGTTTTTCTTTTGAGCAATTTCGCAGGCTTTGCCGCTTTAGGGACGACGGTCCATTGTTCTTGCGCATACCATCAAAGTCGATGTCGAGGATGCGCAGAAGCCTCGGCTTCTGGTTTTCGATGTGAGTCGGGTCATGGCTGTTTCTTGGAAGAAAGGCATTGCCGCTATTACGAAAATTCTGAAAGTCTGGGTCAATAACCCACGACTGAAGTCGCGGGCTTGTGGAAACACGAGTCTGTGATTTCAGCTGTGCCCGAAAGGGTGTGTTGACTACCCTTTGCACATTAAGTTGTGCCCCGTTATAAGCGAATAGACAGTTACCGCATGGTGTAAATCCTAGCTGTGCGCTCTAAGACAACAACACATCACGTAAAGCTGAGGCAAAGCCGACAGGTGTGGCTGTATCAAGCCGTTTATAACCTTGGGGAAGGATTTTTACCCTCTTCGGAGGAGAGGGCAGCTTTTCATTAGCTGCCAATTCATCGAAAGGAGCATGGTGTCATGCAATATGTGTATGTACTTAACAAGCACGGCGAGCCTTTGATGCCGTGTTCCCCACGCAAGGCTCGCTTATTGTTAAAGCAGAAAAAAGCATATGTTATAAAACGCACACCGTTTACAGTCAAACTCCTGTATGGAAGTGCAGGATACAAACAACCTGTTACTTTGGGCGTAGATGCAGGCAGTAAGCATATAGGCATATCTGCTACTACTGAAAAGCACGAACTCTATCGCGAAGAAGCAACTCCACGCAATGATGTGGTTGATTTGCTTTCTGCACGACGTGCTTTCAGACGCAGCAGACGAAACCGCAAAACCCGCTATCGAGCGCCGCGTTTCAACAACAGAGTACATAGCAAACATAAAGGCTGGTTAGCACCATCGGTAGAAGTTAAGATTCAGGAACATATTACGCTCATCAAGCACGCGTGCCGTATCCTGCCTGTTACGCTCGTTAGAGTGGAAACGGCAGAGTTTGATACACAGCGCTTGAAAGCGATGCTGGAAGGTAAGCCTCTGCCGGTAGGCACAGACTACCAGCTTGGTGAAATGTATGACGAATACAATGTACGTCAATATGTACTAAAACGTGACAATTACACTTGTCAGTGCTGTGGAGCACATTCTACAAAGACTAAAGGTGTAAAGCTACATGTGCATCACATAGAGACCCGTAGAACAGGCGGCAATGCTCCCAACAATCTTATCACTCTTTGTAAGGCTTGCCATAAAGCACTTCACGCCGAAAAAGTAACGCTTGACGGCAAAAAGCGGGGCAAGCCTCTCAAAGATGCAGCTTTTATGGGTATTATGCGCAAAACACTTATGGAGCGCCTGCGTAAAGAGTTAAAAATTCCTGTACAAGGAACTTATGGTTACATAACCAAGTACTTGCGCGAAAAGAATGGTATCCCTAAAAGCCACACCAACGATGCACGCTGCATTAGCAAAAATCTATTGGCTATACCTTGTGATACTTGCTACTACACAAAAGCGGTGCGTCACCATAACAGACAACTGCACAAAGCAACTATCCTGAAAGGCGGCATACGCAAGGCTAATCAAGCGCCGTACATCGTAAAAGGCTATCGGCTTTGGGACAAAGTAGCCTACAACGGCACAGAGTGCTTTATTACAGGCAGACGCACTTCTGGATACTTTGCTCTAAAGAAGTTGGACGGTACTGTTGTTTCTAACAGTATATCTTACAAAAAAATGCGGCTATTAGAAGCTGCAACGAACTACATTATAGAAAGGAAGTGAAGGGGCAATTCTTCCCATGACTAAAGTCACGGGTATCCTTGCCCCACTTAATGAAAAACGAACAGCTGAGAATCGCATTGGTAGCTAACGCCGTAACCCGCTCGAACCGTATTGGCTTCGACTTTCAGGACCCGGCAGGCAAGACTCTTGACGAGTACACGAAAGAAGCCATGATGCAGTGTGTCCGTGTCGCGCAGAAGATGCGTCAGCCGGGCCTTGATAAGGAGTTGGCTGGACAGGTTTTCCCCATTTACACCATCGGGAACTGGGCGCGGGAGAAGGTCGTCTATGATTTCGACAAGGACTTTCAGGAACTGCTGATGGATACGGACGATATCGTCATCCACCACGAGATTCTCGAACGCCTCGCATTCAAGGACTTCTATCTGCCGCTGTATGACAGCAAGGATTACTGCGGCATGTTCGTGCATATCGAGTTCGAGCCCAAGACCAAGGATACCTTTATCGGCATCGTGTTGGTCGGTTGCGTTGCGAATGAGAAGGAGAACTATGCGTTCCTGTCTCTGCCCGCCTGGATTAAGGAGGGGCAGACGCTGACGGAAGCGACTCGAAGCACGAAACAGTATATTGAGAAAGCTGCGAATCAGCGCTCTACCACCGATGTGGCGGTCCCCGATACGATGGAGGAGATTCCTCCCGTCTACAACGAAGGCACGCCGTATGTTCGCCTTGCGATGCTCTGCGCCTACTACCTCGCGAGCAAGGGCTCTGATGTACACCTCAATCCTATCAAGAAAGAGGACCGTCAGCCGTTTATGTTCAAGGGCAAGGCACAGAGGGTCAATGTCAAGGTCTTTACGGTAGGAGACCATGTGGCAGAGAAGTACAAGAATGAGGGGGACGGGAAAGCACCGCGCTGGCGTCACTACTGGGGCGGGAACGGCCGCGAACGCCGTGAGTGCAAGTTTTCGTTCTGATGAATCTACGGGGTGACAGCATGGATATAGTCAATATCTGTACGGCGGGACTGATGCTGTCGTCGGCTGCGCTGTTTGCGGGAAACGCTGTGTACGATTATAAGTTCGGTAAGAAAACGACGGCGGTTATCCGCCAATTTGAGAGCGGGAAGCCGTCCTCTGTCATCGACGATGTGTTGAATCAGACTCTTCTCGTAATTGCGATTTGTACCGGAATTGCGTTTGTTTTCGAGGAGCTCGCCTTACGCCTTCAAAGCATCGAAGATGTGCAGGCGCAGTACATGGTGCAGTTCAGCCTTAATGTCTTTATACTGGTCAGCGTTCAGGCTATGATGTCTATCGCGTTCCTTCTTACTGCGTCCACCGTGGCAATGCTCAGGCTCAAGCGGAGAGGACTGACAAAGTTCACCATCATGACATACCTCTGCAAAATCGCAGAAAACCTCGCGGGCGTGTATGTGCTTGTCAAATTGGCTGTCAGCTACTTGCAAGCGATTTAATATTACCTAACATCGAATAAATTTATAACATTGGCTGCGCAGGATAAGTCTTGCCGCTTACAGAAAAAGGAGAACACCATGAGCACTGAGTTGGTCGCCATTGAGCGCATCACGATTCGGAAAGGGGACAGCAACGCGGACGATATCCGCAGCTGCCTCGCACATTATCTGCTTCAGTTTATCAATTCCGCCAGCATTGAATCTCTGTCGATGCATAAGCTGAGCATCAAGGTCGATGGCAAGACGGTATTGTTTGTTCAGGACAAGACCGGCGGCGTGGGCTTGAAAGGCCTTGACACCGACTGGCAGCACACGCCGGAAATGTCCGCAATCCTTGACAGGCTGGTGACGGATGTGGATGTTGAGGTGCTCCTTTCCTATGAGATGATTCACTTTTTCAGCACCGAGAACTTCTACGGCTACAATTTCTGGAGCGAGGTGCTGCAGGAATACGGCTGCGAGGCGGTTCGCTACAAGGGCCTCGAATACTACGATGTGGAGAGCAATGTTGTTATGCTGTCCTTTGACGGCAAGGAACTCTGCGACAACCCCGACTATGTGCCGGAATCGGCGGTTAAGGATATCCATAAATGGTTCTGTTACACCTTCGAGATGTCGCTCGAACCCGATACGCCGTTCAATGCCGCACAGGTAGATAAGATGCTTGCCGCTATCGAGTCCGTGCATGGCGTCTTTGGTCGGGAAGAGGACGATGTTGCGGATGTGGGGGAGGATTACCTGTCCATCTGCACCGGCGTGACGCTGACCGACAAGGAGGTCCCGGCGTTTGCCGCGTTCCTGCAGGCAATGTCAGATGTCGCCAAAGAACTCGACACCACGCTCGACTATACCGCCGAGTTCGTCCCCGTCGGGATGGAAACCTTTGCCGCCATGATGATGGATAACGACAAGGGCAAAATCGTGCCGAGATATTACCGCTACTGATATGCTGAGTCTCTCCTGCAAATGGTGAGGCTCTTTTTTTTGTATGGGAGAGGAAAACAATGATTTCCAAGGAACTCTTTTGCAAGACGATTGCCGACATCCAAGAACAAGACCGGAAAATCGCAGCGTTTGACCATGCGCTCGACAAAATCTGCGACTCAGCAGTAGTGTTCGATGCTGACGAGTCAGCCGCCGCAAGCTTGCGACTTCAGTCATGAGTTAGGCGGCTTTTCTCTTGATGGGAAATGAAGAGCACACCCCGTCTATTGCTTCAAAGCTTAGGCGGGGTAAGCTCGTTTCTTTGGTCAAATATCGGAAAATACAGTTTTCCTGTTTATTCCAACTCGGATATTGCACATATGTGCGAATTGCATACAATAGAATTGTAGAATACTTTGAGGGAGGTGAGTGCTTTGAATATTACATCCAGCTATCAAGTCAGAATTGTCAACTGCAGTGTCAACCTTAACGATACGGTTCGTGTATATCGGGAAGCACTCTCCTACCTGATTGGTATTGTCAACGAGAACTGGGATGCTGTAAAAAGCATAACCACCGGAGCTTTGGAGCAGCGACGCTATATTGAAAAGTTGGTTCATGGCAATAAAAACCGTGAAGCCAAATATCCGGAATTCGATAAAAAGTTCCGTAAGTATCCTTCGTACTTGCGCCGTGCAACCATTACAGCTGCTATCGGTGCAGTGAGCAGTTCCCGCAGCAATCTTGCTAATTGGGAAAACACCGACAAGCAGACGGCTGCGCCTACGCTTCAGATTGATAGAAAAGCATTTCCTACATTCTTCCGCGATGATATGTTTGAGGTGGAAGGCGCACCCGAAAAAGTGAAAGTTCCAAAGAATCCAAAAGCAAAAGACAAGCTTACACCGGAAGAAAAGAAAATTGAGAAAGAAAAACATCAAGCTGCTCAGTTAAAGAATTCTCAAAATGAGATTACAGCTCTAAATGACAAACATACGGTTCACCTGAAAGTCTACCATAAAAGCGACTGGGTGTGGGCCACTGTCACTTTGCGTAAAACCGATATTGCCTACCTGCGCAAATATTGGATGCACGCCTGCGCCTCTGCGCCTGTACTCGAAAAACGCTTTGGTAAATACAGCTTGCGCTTTTCGTTTGAGGAAAATATACCCCTTAGTAAAACGCCTATCAAAAAGCAACGAATCTGTGCAGTCGATTTGGGTCTTAATACAGACGCAACTTGCTGTATCATGACCGCAGATGGAACTATCCTTGCAAGAAAGTTTATCAATTTTGCAAGTGACAAAGACCATCTGTATCATGTGCTCAATCGCATTAAGAAGTTTCAAAGACTGCACGGTTCTCGCGAGGCACATAATTTTTGGGCATATGCCAAACGCATCAATGATGAGTTGTCCAAAAAGATTGCCTCTGCCATTGTAGAATTTGCGGTTCTCTATTCTGCTGATGTAATTGTTTTCGAGCACTTGGACTTCAAGGGTAAGAAGGCATCTTCCAAAAAGCAGAAGATTCAGATGTGGCGAAAGAACGGCATCCAGCACATTGCGGAGCATAAAGCACACCGCTACGGCATCCGTATTTCGCATATCTGTGCTTGGGGCACAAGCAAACTTGCCTTTGATGGCAGTGGTGCCCTGAAGCGGGATGAAACCAATCATGCCCTTGCAACTTTTGCAAACGGCAAACAATACAACTGCGACCTAAGTGCGAGCTACAATATTGGCGCTCGCTACTTTGTCAGAGAGTTGCTAAAACCCTTGCCAGCGATGGTGAGGTCTCAGCTTTCGACTAATGTTCCGAATGCTGAGCGTAGAATCCAAGTTACACTTGCCACGCTTAAAGTTCTGTATCCTGAGCTAAAAAAACTCGGCACACAGGCAGCGTAAGATGTACAGATGCTAACTAAGTTATTAGTTTTCTTGCGGTGATGGCTTCCGTCTGGACGCTTGAGCTGAGGGATTACCGTATCTTTCGTTAGAACGCCGCTACGCATAAAAAGGGCGGGAAGCCCATGACTTCAGTCGTGGGAGGATTCACAATCTGTATCTTGCTGCATTGCTCCGCATCCTCAAAGAAGAACTGGACGACAAGGCGGACACCATTGAGTGGTGGCTGTATGAGGATGTCCGCAAATGTATCTGGTTCGACCTCGAAGATGGTCGCCGGATGCGCTACGACATGCCTACCGCCGAATCCCTGTATGACTACTTGACGCTGCCGTCTGAGCAGCTTCCTCTTGAGGTGGAATCATGATTTTCGTTTTCTCGCTTGTCAGTGCAGCGCTGCTTTGCATTGCATCGTTCGTTTGCTACAAGCTATCTGACAAAATGCTGGATGAGAAAGATGCGGAAAAATGCGCAAAGGAAGCGGAACTCGAAGAAAAACAAATAGACCACATGATGCAGACCAGGAGCAAGCCGCTGTCGGACGATGAATTCAGTTTCGGCGGGGCGTATGAGGCATTGGTCATGGAGGGAGAGCGTCAAAAGCAGTTGGCGAATGTGGATGAAATTGACAGATTAACGGACAAAATTCATCTGCTGAGCATAGTCGAACAAATCTCATACCTCACGCTTTCATTCGGCGTAATGTTCGTCTGCATGCTTTTGTTCGTGACCGGTATTATCGCTGTTGGGGTACTGGCTGCGAGCGTGTATGTATGCTAAATGAATGCTCAGAACGGAAAGAAAGGAGACACTATGAGCAAGAACCCGAAAATTGAAGGCATCGTCTTCAGATACGGCGATGATGACTACTCTTTCTGGATGCCAGACATCTCAAAAGATGAGAACGAGAAATTCGTGCAAACGCTGTTTGCGGCCTTTAAGGATAATGGCTGTTCGGTGCGCGGCACAAAGAAGGACATCCTCGATGCCATCCGAGAAAACACCTGAAACGATAGGTGCGAATCTCAGAAAAATTTTATGTGCTCGACACGAGTGTTCTTCTGTCATCTCCGTACTCTAACGAAAAACAACATTGACTAGGCACATTTCTAAGCACTGCGACATTTTTCCAAGGTTTTGCAAGGCCGTTTGCAACATTTTTCCGAAATTCACTGATATTTTTTGCAGTCATCCATCTCGGATGGCTGCTTTTTTGTTTTTACGCGAAAAAGTTGCCGATTCGTGCGAATTGCAGATAATGAAAATCAAGGGCAGTCATAGCGGTGTTGTCCGCACAGAAACTTTCAGGAGTAGATTTTCCAGTCAGTGACTGGAGTTTTGGAGGAATTGTAGATGTACGGTAAACCGATGCATTTCATAGACTGGCTGATTGATATGCCGGAGGAGTTTTCGTTTTGGGTAGAGGACCAGATAGCAGTAATGTCGCCGGTGACGATTGCCGTGGTAATTGTTGTCGCATTGGCTGTTTTGGCCGGTATATGGCTTCTCGTCGTCTCTGCCGCCAAAAAAGATGTGCGCAATACCAGCGAGATTCTGGCGGGCGTTGAGGAAATCAATCAGGGATATGAGTTCTATGATGTGGACGAGGAAATTCGTCTCGAATACCCGCTCGAATCCCTTGAAGAGTTCAAGGGGGCTTCCCTCGATAAGCTGTTCATGGGCACTGTTCGGAAAAAGATTCCCCAGTTTGAAGAGGTTTTCGGATGGGCGCAGTCGAATGTGATTCAGTTTGCGGCATATAAGGAAGAACTCAAAAGCATCCCCAACTGGACCGAGAAGGACGATGATTGCGGGAGAAGAATCCCTTTCTGGCTGTATAAGCACTATGAGGAGAAACTGGTCAATGCAGCAGTGTTCGGCACTCCCGTGACCGAGACGACCTTCATTGCGGTGAAGCAGTATGTCCCGCATAAGGGCAAACCGATGGAGGAGTCTAAGACCTATTCGATGGCAGAAGCTAAGGAATTCGTAAGACTCGCTAAGGCACATGAACGGGAATGTCAGCAGCGGGAAAACGAGCGGAGGCAGGCATCCTCGCAAATCAAGTATGAGGTCTTGCAGCGTGACAGGTTCCTGTGCGTTGCCTGCGGCAGGAGCCCGGAACAGGGTGCGAAACTTCATATTCAGGCGGTAAAGCCGCTTCCGAAACACGAGAGACCGTCTGCGGATTGTTTTAGAACCGTATGTGAGGATTGCATGAGAAAGAAAGGGTGAGGGGCAGAGATGTTTTGTATATGCGTACTTATCATAGCAGCAGCTGCCGTGTATATGGTCGAGGCGTATATCCATACCTACTACGCGATTGAGTATATGCACGGCGCACCGCTGTTCTTTGTGCTTCTGGCGAAATACGCGGCACCGGTCCTGTTCCTTCTCCTGTGCGGGTACTTTGCGTTCCGGTACAGGGAGAAGCGGCGGGAATCGGAAAAGCCTGCGCAGGAAAAGCCCGTGAACAAAGAAGAAGTTTATGCTGAAAAAATTAACGCGACCGTAAAAACGAAAGCCGTGTTCTCGGACCAAGCCGACCAGATGCTGTATCAGGTCAAGCGATTCGGACAAAAGATGGCGGTAGCCTACAGCATGACGCAGGACAGCAAGACATCCGGGGAACAGGCAAAGTGCCTGACGCTGTTGGCATCGGCAGAACGGATATTCTATGACCGGCTGGATGACGCTATTCGCTCGGCATCCATGTTCGATGAGACAGAATACAAAGCTTTCCAGCAAGGCATTATCTCGTTCGGAGATACCGATACCGCCAAAAAGAAGCAGGAGATATACGCCGGTATTATCAAGACGATAAACAATGTGGTCCATGATAATGAGCGTCTTATCCTGCGCTTAGATTCTCTTGCCTATGCACTCAATCAGCGCTCAGCACAGAATCCGTGGGATACCGATGTGGTCTTGGCGATGTCAAGACTTGATGATGTCATCACTAAGACGAATCAAGACCTTGAACAGGACGAGGAAATCAGCCGCGAGGCTTTGAAACGATACGACACTCTAAATGGAGGTAATTGACCATGGCAAGAAAAGGTGTGTTTCCGATAGTAGCGACCTTAGCGGTCGTCGGCGTGGTATTGGCGGTGTTCTCCCAGACGGTGATGCGGGACTCGAATATCAGCACCAATACGATGACAACGGAGCAGGCGTATGCGGATTTGAGCGGGAAGATGAAACGCATCGGGGTACAGGAAGTATCTGTAAACCCGCAACAGCTCGATGTATCGGAGTTCTTAGACGCGAAAGATGAGTTGCCGGATATTGACTCCTCCTATCCGTTTGTGGTGGAGGGGAACGGTGATGTCAACATTGAAATCTTCTCTTCCGGCGAGAAAGCAGCAGAGTCCGGTTCCGATTCTTTCCTGACCAGCATGGCAAAGAAGTTCAATACCCAGCACAACAAGACTTCCGGAGACAAGACCATGAGCGTATCTCTGCGCTCCATTCCGTCCGGAACGGCGGCTGAGTACATTTCAACGGGAAAGTATCAGCCTGAGTGCTATACCCCCTCAAATACGCTCTTTGGCGAGCTGGTGAAGAACGAGGGTGTAGAGTTGACCGTTGAGGCTGACCGTCTGGCCGGCAATGTGGCGGGTATTCTCGTATCAAAGAAAACAGGGGATATGCTTCGCTCTGAATACGGTGAAGCGTCTGTTTCTTCCGTTCTGAATGCAACCATCGATGGCAAACTCATGATGGGATATTCGAACCCCTACACGAGTGCAACGGGTCTCAACTTCCTGCTTGCGGCCCTTGCGAGCAGCGGCAGCGATACGATTGTCGATGTAGCTGCTGTCGAGAATTTTCAGAAATTTCAAGCGAACGTCCCTCTTGTATCCTTCACGACCCAGCAGATGGTCCAGTCGGCGGACAAAGGCATCGTGGACGGCGTTGTGATGGAGTATCAGTCCTACCAGAATGACCCGACCTTGCAGCGCAACTACGAGTTCATCCCGTTCGGTGTTCGGCACGATAATCCTTTGTATTCCATCGGGAATGTCTCCGCTGAGAAAAAGGAAGTTATTGCTGCCTTCGTTTCATTCTGCGCTCAGAACCAGGCTGAGGCGACGAAGGACGGATTCAATGGCCTCGATGACTATACATATACCGGCAAAGTGTATGACGGCAATACCATCGCACAGGCGCAGAGTGTCTGGAAGGAAGAGAAGGATTCCGGTATTCCTATCGTGGCGGAGTTCGTTGTCGATACTTCCGGGTCAATGCGCGGAGAACCTATCAATGCACTGAAAACGGCAATGATTAACACCATCCAGTATATCAATGACGACAACTATATCGGCATCATTGGCTTTGATTCGGATGTCAGAGAATACCTGCCTATTGACCAGTTCTCTCTGACTCAAAAAACTCTGTACAAGGGTGCTGTAAATTCCCTCGACGCGAACGGCAATACAGCTATGTATAACGGTCTTTGCGTTGCAATGGACCGCATTTACAAGAAGTCTCAGGAACTCGGCGGTAACTGCACGCCCATCATCTTCGTGTTGACGGATGGTGACAACAATACCGGTTATGAGTTCTCTGATACGAAGAACATCATCGCAGGCATGGATATCCCGATTTATACCATCAGCTACAACTATGCAGCAGACAGCCTCTCGGAACTCGCGTCCATCAATGAGGCAGCAGCTATCGTCGGCAACAGTGAGGATATTACCTATAAGCTCCGCAATCTGTTCAATGCAGAGATGTAACTCAAAAGCGCGGGTTTTCCCGCGCAGCTGCTCATAAAGACAGCCTCCACGCGGCGAGCAGCGGGCAACGGGAAACACTCCCGGCGAATCGTCTTTCAGAACGAAAGGTGGGATAGCCCTATGCGAGTACAACAGGTTCCGAACTCCCCCTATTTTATCCATTACGCCGATAACGGTTATTGCAGCGTGTCCAGAGATAAGGACGATAAGGAACCAATTCCGGAGTCAGAGATGCAAGCGTTCCTTGATGCAGTAGCCAATGGCCTGCTTTATATCGAAAAGGAACGAAAGAGTAGATACCAGCGCATCGAAGAAGCCGAAAAAGCAGCTTTTGCCAAAGGCGAAGCGGAAGGTCGAGAAGATAAGCTGCTCGCCACGGTTAAGGCACTGAAAGAAGAACAGGCGTTAAGGGAAGAGCAGGAACGCAAGCTATACTACGAAGCGCTTAGTCATACTGCGTCTTTCAAAAGCACAAGAACAGAGATGGTTCGCCTTAGTCACGGAGGATGGTGATTCACATGATGGGAAGCATTCCAGTTCCGAATACCAGATTTTATCTGACTAGCATCGATGGCAAGAAATGGTTTGTGACAGAATATTACAGGACCGCACCATTCAACCCAGACAAAGAGACCTATGACTTGTACAAGGCGTTTGCGGAAGCATTCAGAAAGAACGAAATAGAAGAACAGGAGTTTCAGGAAGAACTCGAAAAAGCTGTGAACAAGGCTTACGGAAACGGCTTATACGCCGGGCGGCATAGTGTTGATTTTGGCTGAGCCGAACAAAAAAGGGTGATGACAAACGAAAAAAGAACAGGCGAATTTTGCGAGAGCAGTTTTAGAACACAACACGCGGCGTGAAAGCGAAAAATCAGATACGACTGAAATTCAGAGAACAAACCGTGAAATATACAAAATCGAAGAAGAACGACTCAGAAAAGCGGCAAAACGAATATGGGCATAGCAAAAATCGAAACTGCATCAGGCGTAACGCTGGTCCTCAATGGCAGCACGGTCTTTGCCTCCGACAATACATCCTACTGGATGCAGGGGGCAAAAGTCATTGGTGACGATGGGCATGTCTATGGGCATGCCGAGACTATTCGAGACGCCCTGTGCCTCGTCTTGGCAAAATACGGCGGGTTAAAGGGCAACAGCACAAAACAAACAAAATCGGTAAAGGCGGTGAGAGCATGGTAGTGTATACGAAATCCGGTGTGACAGTGAATTGCTGTGGCAATCTCTTCATTGCATCGGACGGCAAGACATACAACCTCTGCGGCAGGATGTTGACATGCAGTGGCATAGTCATCAGCTACAACTGTCAGTCGAAAGACGAAGCAATGGGTACGGTCATAGGGCTGTACGGTGGTCGAAGATTTTAGGAGGTACAATAATGCAAACAGTCATGACGAACAGCGGCGTGGAGCTGCGTGTGGAAAGCAACATCATTTATACCACTGACTCCAAGGCATTCTGGCGCAGCGGTAACATGCTGGTTGGTAATGGCACGGTCATCAGCTACCAGTGCCGCTCGATGGATGAAGCAGTCGATATGGTCGCCGCCTTGTACAATGGAAAGAAAGCAGAAGCAGCGCAGGTGTAAACCCCTGCAAAAGTATATGCCGTTCACTTCCGGGTGGACGGCTTTTTGTTTTGTGAATGTAGCGATTCGGGGGAAGAGCGAAACGATTTTACCAGCACTTTGATATTCTGCGACATGATTTCCGGCAGTTTGATATTCTACGGTCAGTTGCACAGCCGTGCGAATTGCATACAATGGGAATTGGAGAACAAAAAGAGCGATGCAAGGATGTATTTGCGATAAATATGGCGGCTGTTTTTGGCATTCACGAAACAACACGAAATTAAACAAAACGCGAAGAGAATACAAGAAAAGGTGAATGAAATCCGGCTAAGGCGGATAAAACTTGCGCTGAGTGGTTCGAAGTCCGGACAATGGGACAGCTAAAGTGGTAGAATAAAACTAGGAATGCCTAAAATCAGATTTAACCGAATAAACAAAAAAACATGAATGAATGATTAGATGCTAAAAACTAACTGCTCGCGTTTATACCCAAAAAATGACACGAATCTGTTTAGGAAGGATAGGCACAAAATGGCACGAAGGAAAGCAAACGACTTGGAAAATCAGATGTCACTCATGGATATGATGGCATCGGAAAGCCCCGAATACACCGAGGAAGGTCCGGAAGAACTCTTGGACCCCAGCGAGGATACGGGGGACAGTGATGGGCAGACGGATAAGCCCTTCAAACTCGTGGCGAACAAGACCACGAAGGCAAAGGCGAGCATCTCCACGCAGGCGCTGAGTGTTGTGAAGGCGGTATATGCTGATACGGTCGAAACGAATTGGGAAGAATTGTTTGATGGTTTTGACAGGCTTTATGCTATCACTTTCTCCTCCGGTATCGAGTTCGTGAATAAGGTCATCAACAAGTTCTCGTATGCGGAAGTCGTGTTCGGATGCGAGAAAATCATCGCCAACGACATTGCTGCCATCATGTCGGTGCAAATCGACAGTGTGCAGCGGCTCGCAAAGTCTAAGTCGGCAGGAAACCTCGCGAACCGGCTCGATGACGGGTCCTTGCAGCTGTATGTATCGCGGGATACGAAATCGCACGAGAAAATCTTCATTTTGGAGAGCGCTGACCATAAGCGTGTCCGAGTCATCACCGGCAGTGCGAATATGTCGGCATCGGCGTTTTGCGGCATCCAGCGAGAGAATATCGTTTGCTTCGATGACGAGGCGGCATTTTCGCATTATAAGGTCCTGTTCGAGACCTTCAAGGAGACCTGCTCCGACAACGTTTCGTATAAGGCAGTCGTGAGCACTATGAATCAGGAAGACTACCTAAAAGAAAACATCAAGGAAGTGCCCGTCTTCCAATCCATTGAAAAGCAGAAGCTTATCTTTTTGGAACAGGCGCGACCTGAGGACGAGGTGGAATACGAGATAGTCGCCGATGTCAAGAAGATGCAGGAACTCGTCAAGCCAATCATGCCTAAGATGCCGGTACAAGCGAATCGCATCGTGGTAGCAGCAGAACCAATGCGCGTTTTCGGAAAACGGTATACAGAAGTTCGGCGTGTGGCAGCTGAGACGGTTAAGCAGCTTCCGAAACTACATATCGACTATGATGCCGGGACCATGACCTTCAACGACGAGAACATCGACCTCAACCCGAATCTCAGCGAGGTAGCCAAGAACATCAAGAGCATCCAAAAATTCTTCTCAGGCATGGACTACTTTTACGGTGATGTCGAGCAGGCTAAGAAAGACTACTTTAAGTACATGACCTGGTATCTGGCTACCCCGTTCATGGCGTATCTGCGGTATTTTGCCTCAAGGAACAATTACGACACCAAACTGTTCCCGATGTACGGCGTAATTTACGGCGACTCAAACGGCGGCAAGACGACCTTTATTAAGTTTCTTGTCAAACTCATGTGCGGTGAGACCGTTAAGATGAACACTACGGAGGATTTCACAGCCACAAGAATCGATGGTCTCAAACGAGTATGCGAGGGACTGCCACTGAACATCGACGACCTCGCCAAGACCCAGTTCCAGAACCATTCAGAACGGGTGATTAAGAACGATGAATGGGGTATCTCGGACAGGCTCGTGAACTATCCTGCTGTATCCATTACATCCAACAAAATCACTTCTCTGACAAAAGACCTCTCAAAACGCGCTATTATCTGTCGAATCGGTGCTAAAATTGACAATGAGCGCGGTGCCAAGAACTCGAAGCGTGTAAATGAGAGTATGTCGGAGCTGACTACCGCGTTCTACGGGGAGTATGTCCGCCGGATGCTTGTTTGCATCGATGAGATGACGACGGAAATGCGTGAGAATGCGAATGGCAAAGAATACTTCCCGGATATCTTCCATGCCTCGTCCAGTGTCATTGCAGATATCTTCGAGGCTTGCGGAATCGATTTGCCGGACTATGTGCGTATCCTGTATTACAACGACTACATGGGTGATGAGAGCATTGGTCGTGCTGCGATTGAGAAAATCGAACTGGCATGGCAGGCAGACCCGAGTAAGTTCCGGGTGGACAAGAAGCAGAATCGGCTCATTTATACCTATCCACAGGATGGACCTTGGTACGAACTGAAATACATAGCAGACGAGCTGCCGAACTCCCTCGAAGCAGAGATTTCTGGCGGCAACCAGCTTATCATGAACTACGAGCAGGCACAGGAATTGTTCGGCATCAAGTTCCGGCGCTGGCTGGGAATCTTTAACCTCTAATACTACTAAAGGCAGGTCCTTTCCGGAGCCTGCCTTTTTATTTCGCAAAAATAGTTGTCCATTCGTGCGAATTGCGTACCATGAAGTATACAGGCAAGCGGTATTGCCGCTGAAAACAACTATTGCGAGAAAGGAAAGACTATGAACGAGCAAAATTTCGTTGAAGATACGAAGGATTCTACCGAGGACATTCAGTATCAAGCGTATGTGGCACTGGTAGAGGATTTCAAAGAATTCATCGACACGACAGTAAAGGCCGGCAAGGATTCGTATAAGCATGTGGACTTGTTCAACGGCAAGTCTTTAGAGGAATCCGTGACGCATACTGTACCGCTGGACGATGACAAGGCACAGCTTCTAGCTGCGGTGTGCATGGACTTGGCAAACTCGACTCTGTGGCTGTATTATCACCAGAATAAGTTCAAGGATACAGAGTTCGCCGAGGTCGTCAACAACAACTATCCGAAATATCAGGTCCGAGTACAGCAGGAGATGAACCAAGAGGGAGGACAGTTTTATCTGCGCAGCTGGTATTCGCTGGCTCAGAAGATTTCCAGAGAGTGCCAGTTGAAGGAATACGAGGGCTACAAGCCCAAGGAGCAGATGACTTATGTGAATGTCTATCTGCTTGTCTACGCTGCTATGAAGTCGCTGAGAAACGGGTCTTTGAGCCGTATCATGGCAAACATCGAACATGACTCCGATAAAATCGGGAATCTTGCGTTCTACTTCTTTACTTATATCCTCGAAGTGTTGGAAATGCCTCTCGGATAAAAGAGTGACCCTGCACATGCCGCTTTTGGTGTGTGCAGGGCTTTTTTGTGTGTGGGGGATGGCTCGGAACAATATGCGGAACAATGTGAACCTCCCCACCTAAGCCTTTCGGCTATAGTTGGGGCTTCTCCGTGGGTTGTAGCCCCACGGCAAATCTCTGCGTTACCCGAAGGTGGAGATACGACCCGAACTTAGCTAACAATGCCTGACGGCATTGGTCGCCACATAGGGGTTAGTCTCCCGCAAAGTTCTCGCAACACAGTGTAATCCCAACAGATGGGCCCGGGCTGTTGAGTCGCCATGGGGGGACTCAACAGTGAATGCAACTGTTTAAGGGAGTACAAAGTGCATTGGGTTCTACGCTCAATGTCAGGAACTTTAGCCTTACACTGAGACCATGCCTTCTTTGACATGGGTTTTGTTACCTCGCGGATGAAATACCGGGCACCAATGTTATAGCACGCATTCAAGTCCGCATTGTATTGTTTGCCGCTTTCAAAAGAGGCAAGGGAATGGTTATTTTGCGCACGGGTCACTTTACCGCTGCCATCGAACGCCAACTTACTGGTTCCCCAAGCGCAGATATGCGAAACACGGATACCGCAGCGGTGTGCTTTATGCTCCGCAATGTGCTGGATACCGTTTTTTCGCCACATCTGAATTTTCTGCTTTTTGGAAGATGCTTTCTTGCCCTTGAAATCCAAGTGCTCGAAAACAATCACATCAGCAGAATAGAGAACCGCAAATTCTACAATGGCAGAAGCAATCTTTTTGGACAACTCATCATTGATGCGTTTGGCATACGCCCAAAAATTATGTGCCTCGCGAGAACCGTGCAGTCTTTGAAACTTCTTAATGCGATTGAGCACATGATACAGATGGTCTTTGTCACTTGCGAAATTGATAAACTTTCTTGCAAGGATAGTTCCATCTGCGGTCATGATACAGCAAGTCGCGTCTGTATTAAGACC